NTGACCGACTTTCCGATGGCTGGGGTGCCAGACGACCAAGTTGATTCGGTGTCAGGCGCAGTGCAGATGATCGGGAGGCCGAGGAAAATCAGCTTCGGCTGGGCCTAGCCAAAATTCCGATATGAAAGATAGCATAAATCTTGAAGACGTTCAATTTGACACATACGCGCCGGGGTGGGGACCCGTTGCCATGATATTGACGCATTGGCCCACTGGCATAGTGATAGAGCGCAAGGGCCACTCTACCTTTCTGTTGCGCAAATCATTGCTGAAAGAGTTGGAGGAACAGTTGTTGAAAGGAGAAACGAATGGCAACAACGATAGTTGACTTGGAAATCGGCTTTAATCCAGAAGCCCTACGATGCCTGCAAGACTGCATCATTCTCATCAAATGGCGGAGCTGCCAGCCATTGTCAGGAAGCGAGAAGGCTAGGCTGGGGGCGCTGGTCAATAATTATGATGTAGATTGGGATTTGCGCGATCTCTGCATTAGGCATCCTTGGGAGAAGATTGGGGGCATACGTTAGCGAGAAAGGAGAAGCGAATGGACGACAAGCGCAAGATGACCGAGCAAGAGGCTTGGGTTTGGGAGTGGATGCGTGAACGGCTTTCATACCTGCCAGAGTCTATTGTTGGGCAAGATCTTGAAAAGCTGTGGCTACATTTGGCGATCATTGTCATGTCAATGGATAGGCACAAGCAAGCTTATAAGTAGGGGGCATACGCTAGTCGGGAAACCATTGCTTGGAGTTAAGGAGAAGAGATGGGCCTTGATGAATTGAGGGCCAAGTATCCCTCGGCAGAGTCAATGAAGTATGAGCCAAAGCCTGATTGTGAGTGGTGTCATGGCACTGGAGAGGCAACAGCGCGTAGGGGAAAACGACCGTGCATTTGTACCTATGTTGACCACCAAATTGCTGAACTGGTACAGGAATCGCTGAACAGGGTCGTCCATGAATGTGCGGGGGCGCTATATGTACAACCCGCCACGGAGGCATAGGCTAGAGAGAAGTGCCGCCCTTACACAGCGGGATTGCAAGTTTGAGCCTTGCTGCCTCCATCTTGGCCACGTATTGCAAGTAGCGGAGGGGTTGTCGGTGTCTGATCGAATAGTGTTTGAGGTCTGTCGGAACTTTGATATTGATTTGATTGATGTCGCAATTGACACAGATTACCTGCTCAATGTCAATATGCCAGAGGGTCATTTTACAAATCGCAGTTTTTGTATTGGCCCGAACACTGTGATTCTTGGTGCTTACGAGGATGCTGAATTACGTCTAGCATCATTCTTTCACGAAGTCGGGCATCTTATGAATAAGGATGGCGGTCAACTGAGAGCATGGGGGGCGGGGCTAGACTTGGCAGCTTCTCTTGGGGTTATTTTTTCTAAAGAGACCCTTTCTTGGTGCTGGAAACAGGCAGAAACTTATGGCCTGTGATTAACGCGCACTCAAATCCTGTCTTGCCCGCCAGGTGCCCGTAGCTCAATCTTGGCAGAGCGCTACATTGAAGCTGTAGAGGTTGTCGGTTCAATTCCGACTGGGCACATTGTAGCCCCACAGTGCAATTGGCAGGAGGCAATCGCCCAGTGAAACTATTAGAAGCGGTTCGTGTAATTAAGTGGCACTTTATCTTGGGTGGATATAATCCCCCAGACTTTGGACAAAAACCTTATTGTGACTATAAGGAATCTGACTTCATAAGATGGGCCGAGAACATTTATGAGAGCGAGGGCAAGAAGAAGTCACTCTAGGCCCGGATCCACACCTTGCTGATGTAGCTCATGCTGGCAGAGCAGCACTTTTGTAAAGTGCTTGTCGGTAGTTCGATTCTACCCATCAGCTTTGTTAGATGAAAGGAGAAAAGATGAATTGCCCTGGCTGTGGTCGGTTCATGAACTTGGAACTTATGGAAGTGCTCAATCGGATACCATTCACCTCAACGCTTGCGCCAGACATTTCCGTCATGGGTTGGAGATGCTACAACGGAGAGTGCCACTATGCATTTGTAAACAATGGTGAAATGATACCCGCGCCAGAGCTTGATGACAAATATGCTGTCATAGACGACGGCGGCATTCATCTGATAGTGGGGCCAGTTTAGCTTTGTTATACTGGGGGATGAAAATTGGATTAGACTCACCTCAAGCCCGCAAAAGCGGACAGGTGAGGACGGGGACTCAATTTTGATGCGTTCTCCCGAAAGGAGTTAGCTATGGAAATGGTAACAAGGAGTTGCCAATGGTGTCACGAGCTATTTGAAGCACGATTAGCCGAGATCAAACGGGGCAACGGGAAATTCTGTAACCTCTCTTGCTCAGCCCATCATAGAAATTCGTTATGCCCAGTTGGCCTCTCGGATACCCGGCTTTCTGCAAGGGCACGCAAGGCATGGCTGGCAATATACGGTTCCTTTCCGGCCTGCGAGATCTGTGGGGCACCCGCAGATGTTCACCATATAGACGGCGACAGAAGCAATAATGCCAAAGAAAACCTGCGGCCTTTATGCCGTAGTCATCATGTTAGTCTTGAGAATAGCCTGGGTAATTGCGGGAAAGGAACTTGGTATCGGGGGGATAAAAAAGTGTTCGACGGCGCAGGGCCTTGAGAGGCAGGCGGCGGACGTGGGGGCAGTACCCACTATCTCCACTAAGTCTTAAATACAGTGAATTGGGAGGAAATAGCAATCAATGTACACCAAGCCCAAATATTACATATCGCCTTGGTTTTACGAATGCTGGATTCGCGCCCCATATCGCATCTATAATTGGGCGCACAATACAAAGTGGCTTGATACTAAATTCACTAGGCGGCCTCACTGAGCGCTGGGAAAACTTGCCCTAAATGCTTATCAAGACTACAACGCCATGTAGGCGGACGTTTTTGGTTCTGCCCTGTTTGTTGGCAAGTGGTGGTGTAAAGGAGGCAAAATGGACCGCTGCTATAAATGTGAGTGCTTGGCAGAACTATACGAACAAGTTCCCAAAACGCCCCGGAATTACTATGTGATGACAGAGCTATTCGTGCTGTTGCATGGCTCGGATGTATGTGATGGAAAGGAGAAGAGTGTGTTTGAGATACCCAATAGTGTGCGAAAGTGGATGGGGCAGCTTGTCCAAGCTTGGGCCTTGCAGGAAGATGCTAAAATCATGGGGCATAGGCATGAATGGCAAACCAAATATGTTACTATTCGTGATGTGGATTGCGCTTCTGGCATGTACTGTGAGTGTGGGGTAGAGTTGTGGCAAGATGATGTAGTAGGTGCGATAAACGTCTTGGAAGATATTGCTTATGGCCCTTGCTTGGTGAATGATGTGAATGCTGCCCGCGCACGCCAGGCATTGCAAGGCACTACTTGACATATTCTACAATTTGGGGTAGAATAGAAAGCGCGCGAAAGGAGAAGAGGAAAATGAAATTATATGACGAATCGTTTAACAAGGTGGGTAGACGCTAAGATTGCAGGGCTGGGTTATGTCAAGGCTGACAAGAAGCCTGCTCGTTCCATCACGTCGCTATTCTCAGGTGAGGCATCCCAGTATACAACCATAACGACTTGGGACGATTGGACTGACGAGCAGATAGAGCGACTGGCCGTGACGAGTAGCTGGGTGTGGAGCGACATATCTCTCATCGCTTCCACTCTCAGCATTGCGGAGTTCGGCGTTTATCAGAAATCGGGCGAGGGCTTGGAGGAAGTTATTTTGCATCCCTTTGAGGTCTTGTTTGAGTGGCCCAACCAGTTCATGGACCAGGTCTGGCTTCTGGAATACTCCATTTGGTGGTATCTCCTGCGGGGTGAGGCCTACTGGTGGCTTGTGCCTGACCGAAGTGGGCAATTGGCCGAAATATGGCCCATTCCTTCCAGCAGGATGAGTCCAGTCAAGCACCCTGCAAAATATATTGATGGGTATGCGTATGCCAGCCCGACCAGGGCCAAGAAAATCATTATCCCGCGAGAGCAGGTGTGCTTCGTCAGGCGTCCCAATATGTTTGATTATCACAGAGGGATGTCGCCCATTAGTTCCTTTCGTCGCGAGTTGGAGGGTGACGTTTCGGCGGCCAAGTGGAACCGGGACACCTTTGAGAATGAGCTCGTTTTGCGGATGCTGATCAATTTGCCGCAGGATACCAGTGATCCTGTCTACCACAGTCTCAGACAGGAGCTCATTGATGAATTGCAGACTAAGGGGCGCCGCTGGTGGATAGCTAGGGCAGGCGACGTGAATGTGCAAGAGCTTGGGATGAACCCCAAGGACGCTGAATATCTGGCTGGGCGGAAGTTCACCAGGGATCAGATAGACCGTATCTATGGTTTCCCGGAGGGTTTCTGGTCTCAGCAAGCCACGCGATCCAACAGCGAGGCTGCCCGTACCACGTTCATTGAGAACGCGGTTTGGCCCGTTGCTAAGAAGTTCGCCGCCGCCATTACGGGTCAGATATTGTTCCCTTACTACGGCAAACAATATCGCGGGAAGTTCGCTGACACTCGGCCTAGAGACCGCAGGCTACGGGTGCTTGAACAGCGCCAGCAGTGGACGGTGTGCTTTGTTAATGAGGCTAGAGAGGAACTGGGAAAGCCACGATTGCCTGATGATGATCCCAGAGGGCAGTTGCTGGTTCCTCAGTTGACCATGCAGCGAGGTGTGCCCATTACCACAGTCCAGGCCATGTCGCCCTACAATCAGGGGGAAGGCCAAGATGAAAAGGCCCTCCTGTTACTGCCACCCGCCGTTCAGGGCTTGGTTCTCAAAGAAGCCCAAGAAGACTTGCGCCGGTGGAAGTCCATTGAACTGAGACGGCTTGAAGAAGGCCAAGAAATTGGCACTTATGAGTTTGAAACCGAATCAATCCCACTAGAGGTGCAGAATTATGTCAGCCTTTATCTGGAGGAAGCCACTACTGAAGATGACATAAGGGAAGTTTTTGAGGATGCGAAGTTGCAGTTAGGGGAAACTAGCGTACCCGAGTTGTTGGCCCCCAGTTCAGCAAAAGGCATGGTTTCACCAAACGGTGAAACTGTGAAACAAGTAGATTGGGACGAGCTGACACCAGAGGGTCGCCTGATCGTGGAAAAGCGTCTGTCCCGCAAGCTGAAGGCCGTGTTAGCTACTTGGTTAAGCATGATGGCGAGGGCCATTGTCTCTGGTGAAGAAGCGCCCTTAAATGAGGTGGAATTCGGCCAACAGATTGCCGCGCCAGTTACGGTAGTTCTGGTTGAATACGCCACGGCCAGGGCGCAACAGGCAATGGCCGAGCTGGGGCCAGAAGTGGATCCCGCCCAGATTGCTGTGGCGGCGCTAGAATGGGCACACGGGTACGGGGCAACGCTGGCCCAGCAACTAGCGCAGACCTCGGCTAAAGCCGTGAACGCGGCGGCAGAGCAGTTTAGGTTGAATCCTGTTTTAACCGAGGCCCAAATCTCTGATATGATTGAGCCTGCATTTAGCGAGCCAAGGGCGGACAAAATCAGCGTATCCGAATTGACGGCGGCATTCTCATTCGGCGTGTTGTTGGCAAAGAGGTTCCTAGAAGGCATGGGGGTCAGGACACAGCGTATTTGGAAATCTGTGCTTGAACCCGGAGTAACCTGCACGATTTGTTGGGATTTACATGACCTGCCAGAGGAAGAGTGGGTAGCGGAATATCCAGAAGGACCACCCATACATTCAAATTGTAAATGTGAAGTTTATCTTGAAGAGGTGAAGGAATAATCAATGGAAAAGGAGAAGGCAAATGAGTGGGAGGGCCACACTTTTGTTTTGTGCGATGTGTGTCTAAGTGCAAGCTATCGGGTTGGTGAACTAAAAGATGGGTCTCTGATATATCGGAGGCCAGAGTGGTTTGATGGCTCTGTTGAACAGTTTTTGTGGCAACATATCGCCAAAGATGTAGATGTATGTCCAAGGTGTGCTACTATTATTAACAGAGCGGAACATCTAGGGCTAATATTCAGTATCCCTTGGGGCACAGGGTAGTACCTAAAGATTAGCAGATCCGGGAATGCTGATGGGAAGCGATATCGTTATTTTTAGATAATCAAAGGGAGAGAGGTGATGGATTGCTATGAGGAACAACTCGGGGAACTTAGAGAAAAAGTTTTGGCAATACGAGAGGCTGCTATAGGCGAGGAACTTGACCGCTATCAAGTGGAGGATCTATGAATTCAATTGCAAGTTGCTAGGGAAGAATTCAATATGCTTTGGGCTAAAAGAAGAAAAGAATGTTGAGTTGAAAGGAGAAGCATGGCAAACGACAGAATTTGGATTGAGTGTGACAAGTGTCGCGAAAGGGCGTTGCTGTTCAAATACTATCCAAAGAGGCAGGGCTACATTTGGGATGCTCAAGCCACGGAAGATTTCTTGAACAGGCATCTGACTATCTGCCAGGGTAATCCCCTGACTCTTGATGGGGAGATAGGGCTGTCTCTGAAGCGTGAGGCAGATTATGTTAAGGAGAAAGGAGAAGCATGACCAAGCCAAGGGTCAAAGTGCGGGTAAGCGGGGAACTTCTATTGCAAGCCCTGCGCTTTCCTGAAGATACAGAATTGATAGCGGTACTAGAAAACAGGGAGGAATTCTTGCGTGGGGCGCCAGTTGTAGAACTATATTTGTATCATCCCAACTTGCCGGAGGTGGAAGACGGCCATTTTATTCCTGAGTGTATGCCCACTTGGGCAAGCAGGTACTATGCAGTGTTTGAAGATTGGAACTTGGACAAGGCTTTGAGGTAGCCCATGACAGATGAATGACATGTCATTGCAACAGCTCAGGCAACTCACCCGCCCGTGCGATTACGGTGACTTCCACAAGGACATCGCCTCGTCCATCGTAGTGCATGCCTTGGGCGACTGGCGGGAATACGCAGAAGCGGCGGATAACCAAATCCGGGATCAGGAATACCGCTACTTGCTAGAGGCATTTAAGTTTGATTCGCCCCGCCAAGAGTTACTGAAGTTTCTGCGCGGGGACTGGTGTTGCTTTTTGGTGGAGGGGCTTGGCATGGCCCACGACGTTTTCCTGCAACAGATAGGACTCGGATTGGGGACGGGAAAAATCAATGAGTAAACAAGAAGAACCAGTTGACCGCACTTTTTGGATGACGTTGCGCCAGCACTGGCTCGGCATGGTTGCGGTAGTGGAAAAGAAGCTGGGCATCCAGCCTACCACGAAGGAAAAGGCTGACTGGTGGAAACAGCATAGCGGCAAGGTGGCTGGCCGCCGTGATAGCTGACTTGACAATTCTGGATAAGTGTGGTATTATTATTGGGCAGAGAAACACAGAGTAAGGGTGAGCCTTGCCTTTGCTTGCTAAATTGAGCTGAAAAAAGGAGAAGATAGTGGGTAGCACGGTTATTATTGAGGCGCCAATTAGCTCAGAGCCAGATGCGCTAAACGCGCTAAGGCAAATTGAGCGTTATCTTTCCCTGCCTTCGTGTACGGCGGAAGGAGAACCAGAAAGACGGGAACGAGAAAGATTGGCGATAGTAGCATGGTCACTTCTCGGCTTTTGGGAAAATGAGCTGGGGAAAGACCGGGTTGCATAGGCAGCATGATATATAGATAGCTAATGGGCTATACAACAGAATACTAGGCAGGTGAACCATCAAACGCCGCTTATTCGTGGCAGTTGCGAAAGCAGACGCCGCAGAAGAAGCGGCTTTTTTCGTTTACACCAACATGAAAGCAAGCCTATTTGTCGGCAGATGGCAACCGTTCCATGAAGGGCACAAGACGCTGATTGAGAGCGTTCTCAGGCAGGGCAAGCCTGCCATCATTGCCATCAGGGACACGGAGTTATCTCCGCAGAATCCATACACGGTCAACCAGCGCTGGGCCATGATACAGCAAGCCCTGAAAGAACACATTGGGCTGGTGCGAATAGTAGTCATACCAGACATTGATGAGATCTGCTATGGCCGCAATGTTGGCTATGCTATCAGGAAGATAGAGTTAGGCACAGAGACAGAGTCCGTATCTGGCACGGAAATGCGGAAAGCCAGCCCACGGGTCATCTGGCTGACAGGCAATAGCGGCTCGGGCAAAACTACTTTGGCCTATCTTCTCAAGGACAGGCTTGACAACGCCGTGGTGCTTGACGGTGACGAAATGAGACGATCTATTTCGCTGGGCGCGGGATTCAGCAAGGAAGACCGAGAAGCGCACAACCTGAGAGTTGCTAGGCTGGCGAATGTATTGCACCGCCAAAGACACAATGTCATCGTCTCGGTTATAGCGCCGTTTGGGGATGCTAGGGTCAAGATCGGCCAGATTTGTCACCCAATATGGGTGTACGTCAAGCGGGATATGCCAGAAGACCAGAATATGCCTTATGAAGAACCTCCGGCACCCGCCGTGATGGTGGATACCGACAGGTATGGCATTCTTGAATGTGTTAATCAAATAAGCAATTTTCTATATCATGGCTTGGGAGGTTGAAATTGCCATTACCAATACCTCGGAAAAGGGAAAAAGAAAACGATTTCATAGGAAGGTGTGTCCCTCTGGTCCTAGAGTCGGAGGGACTGGATAAAGACATTGATAAAGAACGGAAACAGGCTGTCGCCATCTGCTACACACAGTGGCGAAAGGCCAAGGGGGGCAAAGCAATGGAGATAGAGGATTTAGCAGGGCTGTCCTTTGACGTAGATGGTGAGGAGATTATATTTGAGGATTTGATTGAAGTCTACAAAGCCCGTGAAGATGTAAAGGCCGATGGAGAAAGGGAAAAGGCTAAGAACGCCCAGAAAGCACGCAGCAAGAAACATGGCATTGCAGTACTAGATCATGGGAACATCACCAAGCCTGGCGAGTGGGCGGCCCTCTCGGATGCTCAATTCGGTGATCCGGTGAACTACCGTTATCCAATCCACGACAAGGTACATGCCCGCAATGCAAGGGCGCGATTTGCCCAAGAGGACTTTAGCTACAAGGGCAAGAGCAAGGTAGGGGATCGCATTGAAAAGGCAGCTAAGAAGTTTAAGATTGGAGAGTTCGCTGATAAGTCGCTGGATGAAATCGGCGAAGACAAGTCCCTCAGCTTTGGCGTAAGAATTAGCCTAGTTCGCAGTGCCTTTGAAGAAATATCGCGTCCGCCTAAAATGCCAGTGCCTGAAGCAACAAGCGATTACTGGTACATTGACAGCAAAGACATCTTTGATGATTATATTATTGCTAAATCGGGTGAGAAGGAAGCCTACAAGATTCCCTATACAATGGGCAAGGATGACGCCGTGGAATTTGCCGCTCAAGACAAGTGGGAAAAAGTGGAGCGTGAGTGGGTGCCCTCCAAGGCAATGGATTACTGCATCAAGCGCCTGGGCGAAACCGATGATGGTTGGTTCGTGGGTGGCTACGGGATGATATGGGGCAGTGGGCAACAACGCGATCTCTCGCCTTGGCCCAACGCCGATGGGTCAAAGGGCGAGTTCTTCACGCTGCAGACCCAAGGCTTGGATGACCTTCCCATTAAGGTCATTACCTTCGAACACGACAAAGAGAAAGCGCCAGACGGTGAGCCCTTTAGGCATGTTCTGGGCACGACTGTCTTAGAACGTGACGATGCCATTGGCCGTTGGGTAGAAGCACTGGTTGAGAAGCGGCGCAAGTATGCTGGCTATGTGGTGGATTTGATTGACCGGCAGCTTCTCAACTTTTCCAGCGAAACGGCGAGCCATTGGCGCGAAGTGGCGGACGATGGCGAAATCAAGATGTGGCGCACGGCTGGGTATACGACGACTACCCATCCAATGGAGCCACGACTTACAGATGTAAATAGGCTTAAAGCCTACTACAAGAGCTTGGATTTGGATTTGGCTGAGCCTGACACGGGCGGAGCAGGCGAGGAGCCTGGCCTTGAAACAGAGAAAGCCATAGCTGAAATTGAACTCTTGTTGTTGGATATAGATATGGAGGAAAAAACATGAATTGGCAAGAGCTTTTCGCAAAAGCAAAGGAGAAGCTGATTGCGGCCAAGGCTCTGTTGGAAGGCGAAGACACCGATATGGAGCAGGTGAACGAGCTGCGCGAGGATGCCAAGAAGCTCATGGAAAAGGCTGAGGCAATGAAGGCCACCGTGGGCGACTTGGAAACTATTGGCAAGCCCATTCTGCCAGCGGGTCTTCCTACTGAACCAGACGCAAATGAACCGCCTGAGCCAACGCAGAAGTCCTTTAACCCAGAGTATATGCTACGCTATGGGGACGAGGACGAAGCGGTGAAGGCCATCTTGACTGACCTGCATGGTGCTGACTACCAGCAAAAGCGGTGGGATCAGTCGGAGGGCTTTGCTAAGTACCTGCGAACTGGTGAGGGCAAGAGTATAGGACACATCTTCACGCCTGACGAGGTGAAAATGGCCATCAAGGAAGGCCAAGATGTTCGCGCCTTGAAGACCGTGATGGTTGAGGCACAGGATGTTTTGGGCGGATACGTCGTGCCAGCAGATTGGCGCGCTGATGTGATCATGCGAATGCAGGGACTAACCTGTGTTCGCCCGCTAGCCAGAATCCTCACCACCTCCCGCGACGCTGTGGAACTGCCAAGCATTACTGGTGGCGATGCTCAGTATATCGGCAACGTCCGAATGACTTGGGTAGATGAGACGCCTTTGTCTGCAACAGCGGCAACGAACGTCACCTTCGGGCTAGAGCGTATCCCGGTGCATACAGTGATGGGAAAGACTTGGCTGAGCCGCAACTTGGTAGAGGACGCAGCCTTCAACATCGTCACGCACCTTGCAGATGAGTTTGCAAGAGCGCAGGCCATTGACGAGGACAACCAGTTCTTAGTTGGAGATGGCAACGGGCGACCACAAGGATTCCTGCCCAGCGAGGCTAATGATCTCAGTCTTAGTGAGGCCGAGAGTGGTCACGCTTCTGCGCTGACTTCCGACGGCATCCTTGAGCTAGTCTACGAGCTGCCTTCGCAGTACCGCCAGAACGCGGTATTCATCGCAGAGAGGGCAACATGGAAGGCCGTCCGCAAGCTGAAGACTGGTGACGGCGAGTACCTGTGGGAAAGGAACTGGCAAGTTGGACAGCCCGAAAGGTTACTTGGGTTCCCAGTTCTGGAACAGGAAGCCATGCCGTCTGTTACTACGAACACCTACCCGATTCTGTTCGGTGACGTCCGGCAGGCTTACACCATCGTGGACAGGATTGGAATGTCTGTGGAGCGGTACTTGGACAGCAATACTGCGGACATCAACCAGATAATGTACCTTTGCCGCAGGCGACTGGGCGGACAGTGTGTACTCACACACGCCATGGTCGTGCAGAAGTGCAGTACATAGGAGGAATAGATAATGAGAAACGCTTTTTCTAAAGACTACAAGTTCGTAGAAGGCAATACCCTCATGGATACTGCCCTGGCCACTAATACCGACTATCCAGCCACTGGCAGCTACATTGATGTGTCTGGCTACGAGTGGGTAAACATAATAATTCGCTTGGGAACCTTGGCAGATGTTTTCACCTTCACGGTGAAGCAGACTGATGGAGTGAGTGGTGCGACCTTGGATACCATCGATGCGACAAACTGTGTACACGCAGTGGCGACCGATGACGACGATGAATTTGTTACCTTCTACATTGAGACTTCAACCTTGGCAGCAGATCATCACTTCATCACTACTCGTGTTACCAATCTCGCCAGCACAAACTACGCCAGCATCAACTATCTGCTGGGCGGGACACGACATCAACCAGTAACCCAGACCACAGCAGTATTGCCCACGGCAAGTCAACACATCCATGCCGGGTAGGAAGATAGCCGATCTCTCACCTGAAGATCAAGAGATCGTCGCAGACGTATCGTGCAAGTGGTATCTTAACGGGTTTCCGAAAAGCGGCTTGCATTTGGCAGTACGGATGATACTCCCGCTGGCGAAGATAATGCCAGTGGGCCAAATGAGGGTCAAGTCATGGAATGGCACCTTTGACAACCATAGTTGGGGAACTAACTACAACATGTTGCCGAGGATGTGCTATCGGCTTTCGGAACTAAAGCCGGGATACTTCTACAAAGCCCATTGTGGCTGGCTGCACGATCTTGAAGCGTTTATGTGGATGTTGGGCGTGGCGCACGTGTTCATCTACCGAGACTTTCGGGACGTGGCCGTGAGCCAAACCTACCATATCCTGAACGAAGACGACACGACGTGGCTACATCCGGGAAGGGAGAAGTTCTACGCCCTCGGCAGCAAGGATGAAATACTCAAGGCTGTCATCGTTGGACTAGACGAATACCCTGGCGTGATGGACAGGTGGGAGTTCTACGCTCCTTGGCTGGACGTGGACTGGGTGTTCAAGTTCAGGTTTGAGGAAGCTATAGCCGACTTGCCCAGAATGGCAGACAGACTGGTTTGCTATGGGTTAGACCGATTGGGACAGATTTTTGAAGTGCGGTTTTACGATTCAGATACTGCCGAAGTGGTTGGTCACATGGTGGAATCTGCAAAACGCACGGACAAATCTCCGACCTTTCGGCGTGGGCAGACGGGTGACTGGCACTTCGAGTTCAACGATGAACATAAGAAGTTGTTCAAGGAAACGGACAAAAACAACTGGCTGATCCGTCTGGGTTATGAAAGTAGCTCAGACTGGTGATAGCGCGTGGGGGGCTTTGCCATTTTTTTCTCCTTTCATGGCAAGGCTCTCCACGCAGGAAAAAGAATGACCAATGTGTCCCTATGGGGGCTACAAAGAGCCTGAAAAGCGAAGAGAGTATCTCCGCCAATGGCGGGAGCAAAACAAATGGCGGAGGCCAGCATA